CCTCACTGAGCTTGAATCGCATCTCGGCGTAAAAGGGATTCCCATCCTGCAATAAAAACGTCTCTGCGTCCCTTACGATTTCGGTTACGTCGTTATCTGCGGCGGCATTGGTAACCACCAGGACGCCGTTCGCCAGATCAGCTAGGGCCTGTGTACCGGCTCCAACTGCCGTGATGGTGTAATCGGTAGCCAGCCAGATATCGAAGTCGTCCTCGTCCCTGTGGGCATCTACGATGCCGAAGTTCCTGTACCAATCCCACTTGTCGTGGTTAATGTGGTAATTCAGAAATTCGATATCTCGAATGAAAAGTTCCGGCTGGTGTGTCCCAGCATCGGCTTGCGGAAATTCATATTGTGGACTCATGTGTTTCCTCCAAAATTTTGATTAGGTCAACCTTTTTCAAAAAAAAGGCGTTTTTAATTCCGATTTTGCTGGCGATGTTTCGGAGCTGGTTGATGGGATACATGGCGTATACTATTGCTGGAATTGCGATATCCTTTTCGACTATCTCTACGCAAAGCTCGGGATATTGCTGTAGCTCTTCAATCGCTTTTCTGTCTTTGAGGTCATAATACTGGCCCTTGGGGATTCTCAAATCGCCTATGCAGGTCGGATAAACGCGGCGGTGACCGTTGTTAATTATTCGTGCTAACATTTAATCGGATCTCTTCCCTTTAGCAGCGGTGCGTCATGCAGCGGGTAAAAACCACGGCGTCGACGTTCTCAATTGCTATGTCGGTTTTCATGGAATAAAACACATAAGTCGCTTCGTCTGCTGGGACTCGCTGGGTTTCGAGCTTGATTTCGCGCTGAACTCCAATGATGAAATTGTTTTTGTGCGTGAGCAGGACGTCCGTATATGCCCCTCCGGCGACCAGGCCGTAGGTGCCGTCAGCATCCTGGCCAAGGTCTGTGGCCATTAGGGGAACATCGATGATTCCGACTCTGCCGTATGCCGGGGGCATTTTTCCGGTGAATATCGAATCGCCGAGTGCTGTTCCTCGGGTGCTTAAAGCTTCCAGGTAATCCTGGGTGACGAGGTCAGAGTTCAGGAATTTCAGGTTGGCCAGGGAGTTTTTCTGCTTGTATTTGGAGGGCATGTTTTTCAGCATCATGTGGTATTTGAATTCCCAATCATAGGGGGCTGTGCCACTCCGCTCGGCAATTCCGCCAGCGAATCTGAAATGGGCATCGGGGTCCCAGCTCCCACTCTCGCATCCTGCTCCACTTTCACAAAGGCAGGCATCCTTGATGTGGGCGCCTCCGGTGACTTGGTTGTAGTAGGTCTGGGTGAGTTGACTGTGATTGATTTGATATCGCCATCCGTCCCAAAGGCCACGGATATCATCGGCTGCGAATGAGGGATTCAGGCCCATGGTGTCGCCAATCCAGTAGGCTTCCTCGAGTTCGTTTGCGATCTTGGCTCCTATGATTTTCATGAGCTGGTCCATGAACTGATTTTCGGTGGTGACTCCCCGGATGTCTTCGAGGTCGTCGTCGAAAACGGCTACCGCTCCACGTACCTTTTTGACAGATAGCTGGATGCGGTTATGTGACCATTGCTTTTTGTACTTGGACTCGTTGAATTCAGCGGCTGGATAAAGGAATCGACCAGAGCCAAAACCGATGGCCCGGACGTTCTTCTGGGGCTGTTTCATGCGAATGATTCGGGCATAATCCTTCATGACCGATTCGTCAAAAACATAATCCAGAAATTTGTCGGCCTCTTCCTCCGTGAGGGTGATGGTCGGCATGGATATAAGGTTATAACTCTTGCCGACTTTGAATTTTTCAAGCAGACTTTTTGTGGTTCGTTTCAATTTAGTCCTCCTCGGGATCTTCGGATTTCACCAACGATGTCCACTGGAATTCTTCCTTATCGTCGGGGTCATCCTTTTTGTCGCCGGCGTCGTCATCATCATCATCGGAGTCGAGTCCCTTCTTTTTGATTTTCTGCTTTTTGAGCTTTTCGATTTCCTTGGTGAGGTCATCGATCTTTTTGTCTGTATCTTTTTTGGCATCCAGGTCAGCCTGCTTTTCAGCCTCGATTTCAGCATCCTCATAGGCTTTGAGTTTTTCGAGCTTGGCAACCATCTCGGGCGATAGCTCGTCGTCGTCGTCCCCGCCCTTATTCAGGGCTTTTTCGGCGGCCCCTATCATGCCAGCCACGATCTCCCCAATCTTTTTCAGTTGGGCAATGGTGGCCTTCGATAGGCGAGCTCCGGCTTTCTCCAGGCTGGTCAGTTCGGCCACAAAATCGGGTTCTTCGACTTTCTCTTCCGGCGTTAGAGCCAATTTTGCTACCGTCATGATTGCTCCAAGGACGTCTGGAGTGAAATCGTCCTTGTATTCCTCAAAGATGTTTAAGGCATCCCCAATGGCTTTCTGGGCATCTTCATCGATCCCTTCGGCCTTGGTAATGGCTTCCTCTTCGAGCTTGTCGCCGAAAAATTTTGCAAGGATTTCCTTGAATTTCTTCATTTCGTTCCTCCGTTTTGTTATGAAAAACTTCTTGAATGTGGCAGCAGAGTCCACCAGGGATATCTCTTCCACATCGATGTCTTTCAGTTTTCTGGCTTTTTTCATGTAGCGACCAATTCTCTTCGGGCATCGTCATCTTGGTCGCTGATGGAGGCGTGAGCGAGGTCATCCAACCATCGCTTGCAATTTCGAATCCCGCTTTTAATCCATATCCCTTTTAAAATAAATCGGAAAATAGCCTATTGTCAAGTATTTTTTTTGTCGGCAAAAAAAAAGCGGATGAAAAAGCGGATGAAGGAGGAAAAAGCAACAAACTCACTTCGCTGAATTTATGGTCAAAAATCAAGTCTAAATTCAAAAATAGATTTTTCGTTGGATTTCCTGGTGAGTCATCAAAAAACCGCAGAAATCGCACGAACTGCCCTACCTACCCCCTTCGCCTGGTAGAGATAATGGCACACAAGGCCTCTCCTGGCGTCGTTCTCTCGGGGGGATTAAAAAAGCTGCGGATCCCAGCGTTTCTGGGATTCACACGATTCAGTATTCTTTTATATCAGCATTCTTGGCCGCAGCATTCCTAGCAATCGTTCTGTGAGGAAGGAGGACGTTCATGCGGTGGCGGTGCCGCCTATTGAAAATCCAGTCAATTCGCCTGTCTCGATTTTATTCCAGATGGCCTTGTTTTTGACCTTTATCATCATCCACCAAGCGCCTGCTTTGATTATATCGTTACCTTTTTTGATATCCTGTTCCGGCTGGAAACTCTCCAGGATTGGGAAATCGTATGACCGTCCCTTGTGCATGACCTTTATTCTGCTGGTGTTCTTCGCATAGGATTCCATGAAGTTATACATGGCTTTCTGGATCTCGGTGCTATCGGTATAGTCCTCCTGGCTGTCCAGTTCGCGGGGAGCGTAAATAACCCCCCCAATGATTTGCTGCTTTGAATCGAGCTTAATAAACCGGAAAAATGGTCTTTCTTTGGCCTTTGAAAAGTTGACTTTTTCCCGTTCTGCCTTCCAGGCTTCCTCGTCATCCCATTCGTGTTTTGAGTACCACTTGGGGGGCATCCCGCAGACGTCCCCTATCGGCTGCTCATCGCCGCAGGTCAGGCATCGGGGATGTCCGTTCGGATGTGTGTATTTAGCGGCCTTGAATAAATGGGGATATTTCACGTTATCTTCGTTCGCCTTGATTTTTTCCGTTTCAGCATCGCATTCTTTTCGCTGGGCAGCGGTGAGCTTTTTCCCTACCTTGCCCTTTTCTAGGCGGGTTTTATCGATATCGGCCTTGGCTTTGTTCTCTTTTATCCATGCCCGGGCGGTAGACATTGTCCATTTTTCCTTGTCAAATATGTAGGTTCGGATGCGTTTCTCGTTCCCACAATAAAGTGCCGTTATTCCCTGCTCTTTATCCAGGGTCAGGGTAGCTGTCACGTCGCAGGGGCTGCCCACAGGAATCCGGATTTGTGTTTCTGTGACTTCTGGTTTCAGGATGCCGATGGTTTTCTTATCGATTTCGGTCCGTTCTGTCTTCTCTCGGCATTCTAGAATCAGGTCAAAAACGGGGATATGGGTATCGGCTGGCCCCTCGGGAGCGTAGGTGAATGCAGCGGGTATCCCTGTCTCTTTCAGGATTAAGGCTGCGACGTCATGCTCGAGGTCCTCGCAGCGATTTTCCTCGGTATCCCAGATTATAACCTCGACGGCCTCGGTTGCCTTTGGGGTCTGCAGGAACTGGCCGCTGATTGATAGATAATTCTTGACCATCGGAATCTTCCCAAATTTGGAGACGTTGACTTTCTTCATCGCACTTTTAAATAGGGCGATATCGATAGAGGTTATTGTCGGCTGCGGAAATTTTCGCAGTCTCATTTCGGTCCTCACCATCCTGTATTTCTCCATGAAATCCGTCCGGTGTAGGCCCTCCCAATCTGTGTTGTCGTTTCCTTCAAACTTCTCCATGTGGACCTGAATGAATCGATGTCGGATGTTGAGTAATATCCGGTCAGAAATCAGGAGTTTATTGTTTAATTTTTCCGCGGTTACTTCCTCGATTCTCATCACTTTCTCTCTCCCTGTTTAAATTTGCAGCGGGGGCTGATGCATTTCAGTATCGTCTTCCATCCCTGCCGCCGCATGCTGCAGCATGCCGGACGCCGGAAAAGTCCCGCACCACATTTTGGGCATATCGCACCTGGGACGACCACGGTACTCATATCGCTTTCCGGTCACATTCATATTCCCAAATCATATCGCCATCACCCAGGCGCATTCGCAATTCGGATGGGCGGGCTGCAGGGGTTCGGCCTCTGCGATCGTATAGACATTTCCATTATTTTCGGTGCAGATATCGCAGCAATCGGGGTCCGCAACCCATTGCACTTTTGTTATTCCTGCTCTGGCGTAGGCATCAAGGGTGCCTGCAGACAGGGCGCGGGCTGTCTCCGTTCGGGCTATCATCATGGCGCGATATCGCAGGGCCCGTTTCGTGTACCGCTCCATTGCCTTTTGGATGGCCGCAATCTCTGCCTCGGCTGCCACCATCCGGGCCTCGAGTGCCTGGAGGGCGGCCTGCTGACGGGCATTGAGGCCGACAGTATTCCGGATTTGCTTTGCCATCTGATTGAGCGTTGAGCCTGCTGCGATCTCCGAGCCTATTATCGCCATGAGTGCCAGGCGGGTCTGGTCGGTTATTCCGGTCACAAGCTCGTTGGAGTATTGCTCTGCCCATTCAAGGGAGGCCAGGCCGATGGGGTCTGTTCGCTCCTGCTTCTTGATTCTGGAGGAGGTTATTCTCCGGCTGCCAATAATATAAATATCCTGCATCGGATCTTCATATATTTGGGTGCCGATTTCGACCAGCTCCTTCCAGTCCGCGAGGCTGCCGACGATTGCGGCTGCTGTCGCGCCCTTCAATCGCCGACTGCCTCGGTTGATTTCTTTCTGCAGAATCTCCATGTATTCGCGGCTGGCACGGGTGACTCTAGGTTCGAGCCGCCGGATCTGTCTCCGGTGCTGCCGTTGCCGCCGGTGGGGAGCAGAGATCGCCTTATAAACTTCGCCGACCGCCTTGGAGATTTCTACTAATTCAAGCATTTTTTCAGTGTCGGGTCCTTCCCTTTTTGGGAGGGAATTGGAATCCTGGGGGCTGGATTCTGGGACGTTTGGCCATATCTTTCGCTTCCTCTCTCATGGCCGTGAGGTTCTCTTCTGTGATCTCTTTGATGTAGGCAATGTTCACATCGTTTTTGATGGTAATCAACAGCGGTCCGCCGTCCCCAGCCTGGGCGCGAATCATCGGGGTCGATTTCAGGAGCTGCTTTACTGTGGCCTCATCCAGTTTTCCCGTTGCCGCCAGCGTGAGTGGCGGGTCTTTCAAAAAATAAAGTATTGGCATTTAGCCCTCCATATTTAAGTTCCGGTTTGTCCGGTTTGTCGTCCTTCGGATATCGCTTCCTCAACCCTGCCCTTTAAGCGCTCGAGTTCGGCGGTCATTATCGCTTCCCGTTTTTCCATCGACTCTTCGCCGATGGGGACGTAGTTGGCTGCGACGAAGTATTGGTTCCCTTCATCGTAGGCCGGACGTCCGACTTCGACGGCTGCCATCGATGGGGTCATGGCTCCTATCGAGACCAGAGTCTGCAGGCGTTTGACCAGGGCGTCCATATCGCGAGTATCAAGTGGGTTCCATTCGAATCGATATAATTCAAATCCGAGTCCCTGCCGTATGAGCTTTTTCGTTATCGCATTTGCGGTGGCTTTTTTCAGCGGGGAGATAATTGAGTTCCCGTATATTTTCGTCATCTCTTCTGCGACCCCTCCCCCCAGTGAGCCGACTTCGGCGATTCCAATCCGGTAGGGGGGCATCTTATATGAGCTCAAAACGTCCTGCTGGAGGATTTTTATATAGATTTTAAATCCAGCCTCATCGACTTTTGTGGTCAGCGGCACCCATTTAACGTCGCCATCGCGAGGTGGTTTTAGGACGAGCGTTTTGTGGGCATTGCCCGAGCCACGGATTTCGACGTCGATGAAGTCGGTTATCTTCTTTGCCGAGGCTGCTTTCCAGCGGCCTGTTAAAACTACCAGGGCCTGTGGGACGCCGTAATTCTCAAAAAAGGCCAGGTTGTAATCCCTTATCCCCATGAGGCCAAAAACGCTGGCCACGGACGGCAGGATGGCTGGGACGCCATAGTAATCGGAGGGGGGATAGTAGCGTTTCACGAATATCATTTCGTTGGCGAAATTTACGGAGCTTTTCACGGCCTCTCCGGTGGATGCGGAGAGCTTTTCATCGCTGCCGAATTTCTTGAACCACATTTTTTTGCTGTTCCGGGTCTGGCAGTATTTGGTCTTGGTCTTGTGGACCTTTATGGTGTGGGCTGGGGTGTGCCAGACGCCGTTGACCTTCCCGTCGTCATCTCTGGCGACTTCGAATGTCCACCAGCCTATGACCCCCCAGTCGATGACGGCTTTCTCTACGATGTCTGCAATGTCTTCGTCGCTATCGGCGTTCGGGTCCAGGAGGAAAGCCGTTATGTCGTCCTTTTCCTCTGGGTTTTCCTCCCCGTCCTTTATGGGGATTAATTTCCAGCCCTGGCCAATGACGTCGCTGGCTATCTGCCGGACACAGGCATCGAAGTAGCCGCAGTTGTCCTGCATGGCGAGGAATTCGCCTACTGAAAATGGGTGCGGGATGAGGCCATGTTGGGCTGCCCAATGCTCATCTTTTATCTGCTTCGATTTCGCTGGCGGCTTTGAGGCAGAGGCTGCCTGCTTCAAAATATTAAACGGGAATAGGCCCTTGTCTGTGGCCACGAAAACTTCGCCGTATTCTATGTCCTCCGATGTTATTTCATCCGATAAAGACTTCTCCTTCGTCATCTTCTATCTCCTGTTTTTTGAG